TCATGCAATAAATGAGGAAGCATTAATATCTAGTGCAAATAATGGTCATCTAGAAGTAGTAAAATATTTAGTATCAGTAGGTGCAGATATTCATGCATTCAAAGATTATGAATTAAGATGGATTGCAAATAATGATTATCAAGAAGTAGTAAAATATTTAGTATCAATGGGTGCTAATAAAGAAAAATAACCCAATTCTTTTATAAAAAATTGCGAATCCTAAGAAAAAATTGAAAATTTTAAAACATGATAAATCTAATAAGTTTTACCCTTTTGTTACAGAAAACACGTGAAAAAACAACAACTTGAAAATGGCTACCCAAGAAGATCGAACTGAGAACCCTCAACTCACCTCAGGTGATGGTGAACCGACTCTAGGTGTTTGGTATTATTGCGATGTACCAATGCCGCAAAATGTGCCTGTCGTTGAAGATAAACCGTATATGGAATCTTATAATGACAAAAAGTTAATGGATTTATGTAAGGTAGGTGATTTAGATGGAGTCAAATCTTTCGTATCAGGAGGCGGATATATTCAGACAGTAATGGATAAAGCATTAAGATTTAGTGCATATTATGGCCATCTAGAAATAGTAAAATATTTAGTATTAAATGGTGCTAATATTTGTGCAGATAACGATTATGCACTACAACTTAGTGCATATAATGGTCATCTAGAAGTAGTAAAATATTTAGTATCAAAAGGTGCTAATTTTTGTGCAACAAATGATAGAGCACTAAGATGGAGTGCAGCAAATGGTCATCTACTAGTAGTAAAATATTTAGTATCAATTGGTGCAAATATCCATGCAGATGATGAATATGCCCTAAGAATGAGTGCAGCAAATGGTCATCTAGAAGTAGTAAAATATTTAGTATCAAAAGGTGCTAATATATTTGCAGATAATTATGGTGCACTAAGATGGAGTCATGAAAAGGGTCATCAAGATGTAGTAAAATATTTAATATCAGTAGGTGGGAAAGAACTAAATTATTATGCAATCAGATGGAATCAAATGAATGTTAAACCAGAAATATTAAGATATTCAGTTACAGTAATAGATGAAAAATTGAATTAAAAACAACCCAATTCTTTTATATTGATAAAAATATTGATTTATGAAACATAAGAAATAAGTAGATTTGATTACATATAATGAATTACGAGAACGAAATTTTCCTTTTAAATAAATACAAAGGTAAAACTTTTAAGAAGGTTTATGATAAGAAAGATTTGACCTATATTAAATACCTTCTCCGCGAAAAAGATAAACTAACACCGATTCAACAAGATAATGTTCATAAATTTTTGACATACGTTGATGCCAAAAATGCTATTCCATCGCCAAAGTCTATAGATATTTTTGAAACTAAAATTATAGAAACAAAAACAAATATTAGATATATTTATCACTTAGCGGATATTCATATACGGATCACTAAACGTCATACTGAATATCAAGAAGTATTTGATCGTCTTTATAAATATATTTCATCAGTACCAAGGGAGAATTCAATCATTGTTCTTTGTGGTGATATTTTGCACAATAAAACAAATTTAGGATCAAACCAAATTGAAATAGCAACTAATTTCTTCAAAAATTTATCAAATATTATGCCATTAATTATTATTGCAGGGAATCATGATGCAAACTTAACCAATCCCGATATAATAGATAGTCTCACCCCTATAGTTAAAAATATTAATAATATTCATTATCTTAAAAAAACGGGAATGTATCAATATGGTAATATAACTTTCAGCGTTATGAGTGTATTCGATAACAAGTTCATTCCATCTACTTTATCAAAAACTCAATATAAAATAGCTTTATTCCATGCTCCAGTATATGGCTGCAGAGATATAGAAGGTAAGTTGTTTCCTCGAGCGGTTTGCAAAAGAGAATTAAAGGAGTTTGAAAATTACGATTTAGTTTTATTGGGCGATATTCATGTTCATCAATATCTCAATGAACATACTGCATACCCAGGATCGTTAATCCAGCAAAATCACGGAGAACCATTAGAGAATCATGGCCTAATTAAATGGACTTTATCCCCATTAAAGAGTGAATACATTAATATTTATAATGATTATGGTTTTTGCACATTGAAAATAGAAAACGGTAAACTTAATGCAGCTAACATACCCAAGAAACCATATCTCCGTCTTGAAATCACTAATACAACAACCGATCAACTTAATACTATATTATCAAATTTAAAACAAAACCATGATATTCAGGAAATCACCCGAAAACCCAAAGCAAAAATTATTGATCAACAGATTATTGTTAATAAATTGGATCATGAAAATCAGAATAAACTGATCGATAAATTCTTTGAGAACAAACAACCACCGGAAATGATTGAACGTATCAAGGAAATTAATGACCATTTAAATAAAACAATAGATTATGATAATATAGATAAAATAAATGATCAAAAATGGGAACTGATAAAATTAGAGTTTACCAATCTATTATCGTATGGAAAATCGCATAAAAATATTATTGATTTTGAGAAAAAGAGAGGAATCATAGGTATACCTGGACAAAATAGAATAGGTAAATCATCGATATTCGATATAATTATTTATGGATTATTTGATGTTTGTCCCAGGTGTAATTATTCAGAATTGATTAATAATAAGGAGGATTCATTTACTCTTAATTTGCAGTTTCGTATTGGAAAGATAAATTATTTCATTGAGAAGAAAGGATCTTATAAACGGGGTAAATTAATTATTAATGTTGATTTCTATAAAATAGTTGATAATAAGAAAATATCATTGAATGATGAACATAAACAGATTACATATAGTAATGAAATTAAGAAGTTAGTTGGTCGATACGAGGATTTCTTAGTAACATGTATGTCTATGCAAAAGAATAATACTGGAATAATTGACATGAGCCCTAATGAAAGGAAGAAAGTACTGAAAGAATTATTGCAATTGGATAAGTACGATAAATTATATGAAGCAGCGAAGGAAGAACATTTAATGATTTCCCGTAAAATGAAGGAGTTTAAAGAGAAATTAAATTATGAAATGAAAAAAGATCATCAATCTTACCTATTACAAGAGCAAAATGAACTAAAGGAAATAGATGATAATATTTTGAATATAGAAAGTACATTAGAAGAAAATGAGAATACACTGGATGATTATAATAAATCGATCACTCAATTGAATCAACAAATAAACGAATTAAATATTCAAATAACTCCAATAATGATTAATTATAATCCGAATGATAAATCCAAATTAATTGAAACTATTAATAGTAATAAAAAGACAATTGATAAATTGAGAATTGATATATCCAAGATAAATATTAATCCCGAATATCAAAAAAGACACAATGAATTCTTAGATGTACAACGGGATGAATTAAAAGAAAAACGGGATAAAATAACTCAAAAACATAAGTCTTTACAACAAATAACGACATACGACATTGTGGAATTAGAGAAAACGCAAAAAATGTTAATAACCCAATTCGACAAATGTATGATTGAACAGAATCGTTTAAAAGATCTCAAAACACGATATGAAAATATAATTTTAGAACAGAGGAATTATTCTGAGAAAACATATGAATTATATCAATCATTGTTGAAAGAAAAGGATTTAATATTGTTAGAACAGAGTAATATGATTAAATTAATGGAGCCATTGAAATTAACGATAGATAAGCTTAAAGAATATAAATATAATCCAGATTGTGAATTTTGTGTTAATAATGTTATTGTGAAGGAGGCGTATAAAGCCAAAGATGAATTAGGGAAATACAGTGAACAGTTAAATCTATTAAATAATAAGATCTTATCATTGAATGATCAGATTGAATCAAATAAATATATTGTACAGGATAAAGAAAATCATATTAAATTAATTCAACGACAAAATGATGCCAAGAATAATATTATATCAATTACTGATCAATTGATGAAATTAAATATTACTGATATACAGAATCAATTAAATAAAATAGAAGACCAGATAACTAAATATCATCAAAATGAAGATAATATAAAATTAAATTATAGTATTGAAAAGGAAATAGAGATTCTGAATAAAGAATATAATGAATTAGAACAAATGATAGATGATGAATATGAAGAGAATATGGAGAAAGTAATGCAGAAGAATAAGATGGAAACTCAATTAATGAAATTGGAGAATGATATCTTGAAGGATGAGAATAAATTGAAGGTGATAAATGATCAGTTAAAGAATAAGGAATTACAGATAGCAATAAGTAAATTAACAGTTAATCGTGATAAATATGTGAAATCGGTAAATGAGATCCTTATACAGAATAAGGATTTGAATAGTGAATTAACTCAATTGAATGTAAATAAAAATACGATTGAACATCATATCAAACAATTGAATGAAGAAATTAAGAAACTTAAAGAATTGAGCGATGATTTGGATAATCTGACATCACAGGAAAAGTTATATAAATTATATATGACTGCAGTGAATACAGCAGGGATACCATATTATTTGATATGTGAATATATTCCAATAATTGAAAACGAGGTGAATACAATATTGAGTCAATTAGTTGATTTTACATTAAAGTTTGAGCATACAGATAAAAACTTGAATATAATATTACAACATAATAATGGTGAAATAAACTTAACGGCATCAAGTGGTTTCGAGACATTTGTATCTAATTTGGTGATTCGTATGGCAATTCAAAGATTTAGCGTATTATCTAAACCTAATTTTATAGGAATAGATGAGGGATGGGGATCAATGGACCAGGAAAATTTAGCATTAGTTCCGCAGATATTTAATTATGTAAAAGAATATTATGATTTTGTGTTGATTATTAGTCATATAGATAGTATTAAGGATGAATATGATGATACCATAAATATTTTAAGGAAGGATGGAGTTAGTTTAATAAAAAATTGATTTTTTTATTGATTGATTTATTTATTAGATAAAATCTTAAAGATGTCAATCACTGAAAAACTACACTTTATAGGGAAAGTTTGTATATTTCTGTCCCTAGCATTATATTACTATTTAAATATATTAATTCTAACATGGGCAGCAGTCAATTTAGGAACAAATCGACTACCAGAATGTGAATGGCAAAATTCAGCAGTAAGTCCAGTAGTATTAAACTCTTTATATTGCGTAGTACCTAGCTTAGTTTTAATCGGTCTTTTTCTGATTTGGTTATTCACGAATGATGGTCAAAAATTCAAATTCTATTGGATTTTACTAAGTGGTATAACCAGTATGATGTACTTTGCATTGGTAATTATAGGATTTACAGGATGTTATGATTCCTGGTATTTAGCAAGTATATGTTTTTGCTTGATAATAATTATAGTAAGTATAATAAACATTTTAGTTGGAATTTATAGAATGCGAACACCTTCATATAACCATATGCGATGTTGTTAATTTTTTTATAATAATCATTTAACTAACTTTAAAGTATATTAACTATCTTTTCTTTATTATACAAAGGTTTGAAAATATCAAAAGCTAATTTCAATACCAATACTAATAGAGTTAATAAAGTATTTATACCTGCAGTAATATATGATGATTCTATTAAATTGATCAAAGACCATGTCAAATATAATACAATACAACATAAGTAAATAGATATAGTTAAGAGACTGAAATCTTTAGTAGATCTATTTTTAATGATAAGTATTATTTGTCCAATCCAAGTTAAATCGGACAATATACCGGATGCATAATTTAATCCATCATATTTAGTAACAACAGAGGTGCAGTTAGCCATGTAATATAATATATAAAATGTATAATTAAAAAAAATATCAATTTTTATGTTAAAAAGATTGAATAAATAATTTATAAATCAATATATGATATTATAATCAATGGATGATCTAATTAACAACATATACAATAAAAAGAATTATTATGAATCCTATGAAAAACTACATAGTTATTTATATAGTTACCATAAAGAAATTATAGATAAAGTGATAAATAAAGTTGATAGCGACTCGATGACGATTCTAGCTAATGTATATATGTATCAATTTATGAAATATGGTAAAGCAGGTAGAGGCGAAAATCGATATACAGATTTAGTGAATGATGCATTTATGCTGCTTAAAAAGGCAATTGAAATGTATAATACGATGGCAATGTGTTATATGGGTGATATTTTTGGATTTCATTTAGAAGAAGATAAAGAAGGTAAAGAAATTATTATAACCAAATACTCTAACAATATTTACAATCTGGAGAATAGTAATTATAGCATAGCTGAATTTTTATATAAGATGGCGATGGATAGAGGGAATTATTTGGCAGCATTAAGATTAGCTGTATTATATGAAAGAAAGATGTATGATAGAAATAGAGAAAATGACGAAGATATTTTAAAGAAAGATGAAGGATGGATTAAAATTAAAAAAATATATGAAAAAGCTATAGAATTGGGTAGTAAAAAAGCAGTAAGATATATAGGAGAACTATATCATCATGGATACGGGGTGGAGCAAGATATTACCCAATTCATTTTATTGCAATACGAATATGATAAAGAAGCAAAATTTGATATGGATATAATTATTGATAATATACAATACAAAATAAATGCTAAACCAATGATTGAACGTTTGTATAAATTAAATAAAGAGATTGAATATTTGAAAAAAGAAAATATGGAACTTAGACATATACCGCATCAACAAATCGAATGTGATAAATGTGGGAATAAAATAGAAGTTGATATAGGTATAGATGTTAGTAAATTATTAGAAGATTTTAACGAAAAATTGAATAATTAATTTTTAATTGGGCAATTCTATATTTCATCTATATGCTCCTACAATCACTAAATAACATTGAAATCTATCAAGGTGCATTTGATATAGAAAAAGTCGATTCTACTCAACAAAGAGACGAACCTCTAGCTGATGCAATAGCAATTTTGCCGTCATCATATATTGAGTTTATTAAATATTTGAAGCAAGAGATAAACAAGTTATCAGTTTATGCGGTAGATAAAAATACGGATAAAATAATTGCAATAGGGAATGTAGATGATTTAGTGGATATGAAATATAATACAGAAGTTAGGGGTATGAACCATATAATTCAATTATGGAAACTTACATCAGCTACATATAATGATATTCTAAAAGATGAAGATCATGTTTTACATTTCACTGGATTAACTGTATCTCCTGAATATAGAAAGAGTGGTTTAGGAAGTAAAATAGTGGGACATATTATAGATGTTGCTAAAAGGAATGGTTATAGATATATAGTTACGGAATCGACGAGTGAATTTAGCTATAAAATTTTTGTAAAATATGGATTCAAAGAGGTATTAACAGTTGGATATGATGATATAGATGAATTAAAAGGTAGGATAAAGGAGCCACATAAATATTATAGAGCGATGTTATTAAAAATTGATTTATAAAAATTGAACTATATTCATAGCTACAATTTTTTGTATCATCTCATTACATTCGATTTCAACAAAAAAATTGAAATAATTTCTTATTGTCAATTGCAATGATAAATTTGATCAATCATCATGTTCAAACAAAAACACACCGATGTTAAGTTTTTACTTGATCCTACAACTGTTGATCAATTTGTAGAGAAAGAATACACTGTCAAAGGATGGTTAAGATCCATTAGAAACCAAAGTAAGATGAGTTTTGCAGTATTAAGCGATGGATCATGTAGTGATTCATTGCAAATTATATTTAGCCCGGACCTATTAGATATTAAGGAACTTGTAGAAAAAGGTACGACGGGAACAAGTTTGAGTGTAACGGGAAAATTAATTAAAAGTCCAGCAAAAGGACAATTAGTTGAATTACAGGCTAGTGCATATACAATCTATGGATCAGTTGAAAACCCAGACACCTATCCAATGTCTAAGAAAGATCATAGTATGGAACATATGCGCAAATTTATGCATTTACGTGCTCGAACTGGTATATTTGGATCAGTATTTAGAATTAGAAGCGGATTAACTTTTGCGATTCATGAATATTATAAAAAGTTTGGATTTCATCATGTGGAACTGCCATTTTTAACCGGATCGGAATGCGAAGGTGGATCTCAAGCATTTTTAGTTACTAGACTATTAGAATCGAAGAAAATAGTTGATATACCAGCAATTGATAACCAGGTGGATTTTAAGAAGGATTTCTTCGAAACGCCAACATATTTAACAGTATCAGCTCAATTACATTTAGAAGCATTAACATTAGCATTAAGTAAGGCATATACATTTACGCGATTTTTCCGTGCCGAACCATCGGATAGCTATAAACATGTGGCAGAAGGTACAATGGTTGAACATGAATTTTGTTTTTGCGAATTGAGTGACAACATTGATTTAACGGAGGGGCTAATCAAGTTTTGTATCAACTATGTACTAGAATATTGTTATGATGATATTAAGTTTTTAGATAAAATGAAAAAGGGGTTGGTGGACGAATTGCAGAAAATTGTTATTGAACCATTTGTTCGAACCACTCATGCGGAAATGATTACGGTCATGAAACAGCATAGTAGTGAAGGCAAAGTAAAATTCGAGCACCCACCCGAATATGATGATGATTTATCATCAGAACATGAACGTTATATTACAGAAAAAATATTTAACAGAGTACCAGTAGTAGTTCAAAAATTTCCCCGTAAAGTAAAAGCATTTTACATGCCAGTAGTTAAAGAAACTCCTGAAGAATCACATGGAGTTGAACATGTAGAATGCTTTGATTTGTTGATTCCGCGTATTGGAGAGTTAGTTGGTGGAAGTCAAAGAACTTGGTCATACAATGATTTAATGACACGCCTTGATGAATTGAAAATGGATAAATCAGTATTGGAATTCTATACTGATCTACGTAAATATGGATCAGTTCCCCATGGAGGAATGGGTATAGGGATTGATCGTTTATGCATGCTAGCGACAGGTATGGATAACATTAGAGATGTGATAGCATTCCCAAGATCGTGGAAGGATTGTAAATATTGATTGTGGATATTTATGAAAACCTAAAAAATTGATTTATTTATAAATAATATATATATTTAATGGATTCAATTGATATAGATAGTATGCTCAAAGATATAGCAGAAGAAAATGCATATATAAATCCCAGAGATAGTCAAACGGATAACACTATGGTAGACAACCAAAAGATAATCATAGATGTTTCATTAAATGATTATCTTGATGGTAAAATGCAACTTGATAATCAAATTATAGTATATCCTCATAGTTACATAACATTGCTATTTGATTATCCGTCAATGGAACACGTCACTTTTAAAGTTAGTGCGGATAATAAAATGAAAGGATTTACCAAACAGGAATTGGCGACTAAAGTAATGGAAAGATTTAAACTACTATATTATATTTATAAAAATTATAAAACTGAGAGCGGTAAAACTCTATTTCAACCGGTATTGAATGAGTATGAATATCGAGATAATGGTATTTATAAATTGAAGTATAATAAAGTAAGTAAAATATGGAAAGTAGTATTGCAATGCTACAGATAAAAAATTGATTTATTTATAACATCAAATATATTATCAATTTATGGTCAACAATGTATAAACCCTTATCTATAGATTTTGTTGATATCCATAAAGTATCAGAAAGATCTGATAT